TTACGAAGAATAGGCAGCAATACTGCTCCAACAGTTTCTTTTACCTTTTCCATCTTGACATTGAGGTCAGCCATTTGACCTGCGTATGTCTTTAGATAGGCAGCAGCTTGATCTTTAATCTTGCCTGAAAGTTGATCCATTGCTTTGATAAGTGCATCGTGTTTAGAAATGCTTGTATCAAGTTCAATGTGATATTCCTTAAACGCTCTAACCATTCCACCGCTTGCTTTGGTTAATGTGGTTGCAGCATCAGATAAAGAGATTTGCTTGAGACGAGCGTAATCAGCAATAGTTCCCATTTCTTTCTGAGAATTTGCCACCGAGCCAGTAGCCAAGACCAACTTAGTCATAGCGTTGGTTGCATCAGTATGGGTAAAGGCTAGTTTTTCCATTGAGCCGATAGATGCTTCAACTACCTTGCGATTAGCCTCTGTATTTATCTTGGCTTGATTCATCGCCGTTGCTAGTTGAGTTGTTGAAAGTTGTGCTTGCTCGGCAGCCTTGACCGATTCTTTTAAGAAGTTTGTGAACATCTGAATACCTTGCTGGAGTCCACCGCCAGCAAAAGTTCCAAGCATTACTGTTTTAAGAGATAAGAATTTGCTTTCTTGTTCTTTGGCAGCATTACCAATTTTGTTTAGACCGTTAGTTGCCTCTTGAACGGCGGCAGTCAGGTTAGTAAGTTGAACAAGTATCTCTACATTAAGATTAGGGATTTCACCTGCCATTTACTATCCCCCCATTGCGGCTTTAATAAACCCGGTCATAATCATTCTTGCTTTACCGGAATTGACGATTTCATCACGCGCCGGATACATATATGGGTATTTTACCCCACTTAGCCATCGTGACGAGCCTTCTTCAAGAACGCGAGCATATTCAGCATTAGAAGAAACGCTTGCTACATAAGTTCCAAAACCTTGTCGTATTACAGAATTGGCAATGATGTTTCGGTTGAGATTTCCTGTTGCGTAGTTAGGTGGTGTGCCATTGCCGCCAATATGAGGATTATGGCGCAACCTATTTTTAGATTGAATAGGTGGATTTACAGTTTCGCTTGTGAGTTCCTTAGCTTTACTCCACACAGCGATAGAAATTTGTTTAGCGGCTAATTCCCCTGCCTTATCCATACGCTTTTGCCAAGCGTTAAGGGCGGCAGTTACTTCGGGAAGGTTGTCGCTCACTTCTTCTCCATCTGCTCAATCTTTACCTGCTCTACGGTGTCGGCGATTGCCAACAACCAATCCGAACGCCCGGCAGGTAAATTATCTACCTGTTCAGGTGTCCAGCCGAACCGATCAGCAAACTTGAAGTAAAACCACTCCTCATCAGGGTAATCAAGATCAGATGATCGTTGAAACCCTTGCAGTAATCCTTTTAGGCGTTCGAGCCGTCTAAAGGGCTATCAGGGTTTAAGCGGTTTTTATCGGAGTCTGCTAGATCAGGAAATAAATCTTTGGTCAAATCTTCGGTAAGTTTCATNAGCTCTACATAATCTTTAATAGGTAGTTCTTCNATAGATTCTTCCTTAACTGATGGGATAAGAAAGTCGTAAGACCATTCCTTGATGATTGTTGTAAGAAGCGCGTTACCAATAGCAATGCCTTTTTCAGCATCAGTTCCTTTATCGCCAGCGCGCATAATGCGGTTACGATCTTTTACCTTCAAATCTTCTGCATCTTTNATAGTAACTGTTGCGCCCGATGTTAATGTAATTTTCTTTGACATATTTTGCCTTNCNATANNTNGCCTTTAGATTATCCTAGCAAAAAAGGGCAATAGGGGTGCGGGAGCGTGCGAAGGCAAAGCGCGCTCAACCTGCCACCCCTACTGCGTTCTAGGGCGTTACGCGACTGAGGTTGTTACAGCGTTCTTGACAACCCACTTGATAGGAGAGTATCCAACTGNTCCTGAATCGGTGAGGTTACCTTGAGCGTTGAAATCAACAAGAACTTCTACAAAATCCTTNGAGCGTTCNATAACAGCAAGTGTGTAAGCACCCTTTGTCATTGTTGCTTGGATTGAAGTCTGNGTCGCACCTGTTCCTGTTGTCCAGTTAAACACTAGAGCAGGTTGGGTGTTTGTNAGGTAGTTAGTAAGTTGTGTGTCGTTCTCCATCAAGAAAGTAGCTTTACCAGTTACTTCAAGNGCACCAAGNAATACTTGGTAAGGAGTNTGNACATTTGAGATTCCATAAACAGGGGTTACAGGTCGCTTCATATCTATANTGCCTGTGGTGTTTGTTGAAACAGTTGTTCCACCAACGCTTACTGTTCCTGTCCATACGACTGTAGGAAGTACGGTTGAGAATGAAGGTGTTGGAGTTGAAACTGTTGCTGACTGCCATCCTGTTGATTTTGCATCATATTCAAGAAGTCCATCTGCGTTCCACTTGAGAGAGAAATCGCTGAATTGGTGACCAGTCCAAGTACGAACATTTGCGCCGTAATAGTCAAGGATTGTGTAAGCAGAAGGTTGAGCATCTGAGGCTGTTGCTGTTGTGTTCTTGAGAGAAAGTGTGTGAACATACGGAGCTGAACCTGTAACTACATCTTCGCCAAGTACGCCAGCGAGAGGGTAGATAACGGTGTCAGCGAATACTGCTCCACCGAAGTCAAATTGTGAGTGAACGCGACCTTGTAGGTATGCGTAGTTCTTGACAAGGCTGCCTCTTAAGCCCTCATCGTAAAGTGGTGTGTAAATATCTTGAGGCTTAACGGTATTAGCAATAACAGGAATATAGGCGGTAGGTGTTGTAACCGCAGTTCCCTTTGTTGTTTCTTTAGCGATACCTATGTACGAACGATGGGTATTTTGTAGTGTCATCTATTCACGCTCCTTGCGTAGTGGTAGTCGCGGCTACCGGTGTTGGTGTTGTTTTCTTTGGTGCAGAAGCGAGAGTGACATCGGCATTAACGATCTCATCTGCTGAATCAAAAGTATCGCCGGATTTAACAGTTAGACCAAGAGTAGGAAATTCCTTCTCACCGTCACCGTTGTAAATATAGGTTGCCATTGCTCTCCTAAGCCTGAATCATTTGTGTAACATCAAATCGAATCTCTGCCCAAGTTTCCGTTGCTCCGTTATCCGAAGTAACTGGCTCTCCGTACAGACAGTCAATCGCTGGTTCTGCTCCTTGCCAAACATTTACTTGGGTGGCATCACCGAAGTTATGACTAGCTCGAAGCGTATTCTTGATGTTGTCCACTAGTGTATCAAAATCCGTCATTGCATCCTCGGCGTTGTTTTGTACGGAGTGATGGAACAACTGTAAGACAACAGTAAAATCAACGCGCTTCCAGCCGCTTGTTGCGCCGCCAATAGCCAAACGAGTTTCGCGCTCGCTCTGAATAAAGATTACGCAAGCCGACCGAGATAGTTGCCCCGGTTGAGCGTTGATCTGAAAGTTAATGCGCTTTGGAAATGAAGTAAAGATTTGATTGAGGGTAGGGATAGTTGCCCCAACTAAATAACTGTAAAGAGTGGAGCGTAACTGTGTACGACCTACTGACATTAACGCATCCTTCGGAATGGAGCGAGTAGTTGCTTGGCAAGTTCAATATCTGAGCCAACAATAGATTGAACGCTTGGGCCGCTTGATGCGCGGGTAGTTACTGCCATTGTTAATGAGTTATCGCCACGAACCTTGAGGAAGTCGGTTGTAAGAAGGATTGCGGCTTGTTTAATCGCCTGAGGCATATTTCCTACTGCTACTCCTGATGCGTGGGTGTATTTAAGCGCAGAGGTGATATTGACGGTGCTAGAGCCGTATGTGTAGTTAGATGAAACCACAACTTGCTCGGTATTTGAGCCGTCATAAATTGTTACTAGCGTTCCAGCAGTAAGACCGATTGGGTCAATCATTGTGAAAGAAGTCTGACCAGCCGTAGCAGTTGAGATTAAGCCATTACAGAACCCTGCGGTGTAGTTGTAAGAGGCGTAAATCTTTGTGCCGTTGGTAGGTGGGAAACCAAAAGATAGTGGGCCTTGTGAGCTATATGTAAGCCCTAATTGAGATAGTGGGTAGATCACTTGTGACTTCTCAAACCAGCAAGCAGCAAGAGTAGATGCTGATGCCACGACCATATTCGTAGGCACAGAGCCGTATGAGAGGCTGTTGAGGGAAACAATGTTGTTGTAGTCAGGGGAAAGAACCAAATAGCCCTCATTGGTGATACGGCTACGAGATTGCTCTGTGAAGTTCTGAGCAATAAGAGGCTGGTTCACATAAATATCTATGAAGGATGAAGCGCGTTGAATAACGGCTGATAATTCGGCATCCTGTTGAGCAGAAGTACCCCCATTAACCAAATTGTTATAGTCAATCGCGGTTGGAGCGTTTTTATACTCGGCGATTGTCAGGTATGAGCCTGATGAGAATTGGGTTACTGGGGATACTGCTGCCATTTGTTAATCTCCGTCTTTTTTAGGGGCTGACGATTCGTGACCACAACGCGAACATTTGATAAACCAAGAACCAAACCCACAGTTGGTACAAGTGTACCCTCGGTCGCTATCTCCGTGTGTGTGTAACGCTAAATTGCCCTCAGTAAAGCCTTCTGCCTTAAGAGCTTTAATGTCTTTTGGATTTTCAACATTATAGATTCCATTTTTGCCAGCGCGTAAAACTTTAGAACCTGATTGCCTTTTAATTTCTACTTCTTTTGCGAAACCATCTCGCGGTACTAATCTGCCCATTTATTTTGCCTTTCCTAAGAAACAGGGAGAGAGCCAATTACGACTCTCCCCCCATTTAGATTTCTATTTACTAAGCAGCTGTGATTCCTGATACTACGCCATTCCAAGCAGGAGCAACGCAGAAGAATGTTCCACGAAAGTAAGTTGAGAATTCATACGCGAACTGAGTTACAGGCCATTGGATTCCCATGTAGTCCTGCACCATGTAGTTAGACCATACATCGCTTACCTCTGTGTCAGGGATAGGCAATGTGTAGCTGAGTACTGGAGCAACACCTTGTGGAAGCCAAGGATGAACAGTAAGTGGTACTGACTTTCCTGTGGTTTCGTTCACAATTCCATTTACAACAGAACCGTAAGTAACGCCTGAGGTTTCATCTTGTGAAATCTGTAGGCGGTAGTTAGCGTTTGCTGAACCCTTGATTGCATCTGAGAGTTGCTTGCGATCTGCACCGTTAAGCAATACCTCATCAGGGTCAGCCTTTACTGAGTTGTAAAGGTTAGCAAATACAGTCTGGAACTCTGTGCCCGGATTTGTATTTGAGAAGGTTGAGTTAATGTTGTAGTTGTAACCTGAGTTAGAACCAAGAACTGTAGGCAAGATTCCATCGTAACCTGTTGCATAAGCAGAGGTATCTGATGAAGCGCGAGTTGCTACTGCACCTGTTGTGTTAAATGGTGCTTGGTTTCCGACTGTACCTGTTCCTGAACCGCCAAGAGTAAAGACTGTACCTGTTGTACGGCCTTGGAACTTAGCGTTTGCAGCACCAGTTGTTGTTCCAGCATAAACATTGTAAGCAATAGCTCCAGCAACAGGTGAAATCGTTACTGTAATTGCTTGTGCTGTTGTTGCTTGTGATTGAACAGTTGAAAGTACTGACTCACCAAAACCAGTTGATGAAATACCAGCATCTGCTGTTACATAGATGTAGTAGGTGTTGTTAGCGAGAGCAGTAACAGAACCAGCAGGTGAAACTGCGGCTAGTGTGACTGTTGCAGGTGCAGCAAGTGCGCCAGCATAACCTGATGCAGTTCCGCGCGCCATAAGCATCATTCTTTCTTCCATAAGCATTGTTGCATAGAGGGTAGAAGTTGATGACAACTGACGGAGATCTTGGTAACCAAGACCTGAGAAGTTAGCATCGAATGAAACGCTATCTGATAGTGAGTAAGAGTTGTAAGGCAAGATCAGATCATCTGAGCTGTATGAAATCTTTGAACCGCGCTCAAAGTTAATTGAACCAAAAGCGGTGGTTGTAGATTCTGTAACTCCGGGCCAAATCTGACCTTGTCCACCTGTACCTGTACCTGTGTAACCGGTGATGCGCTTGACACGGTGTGATGTGCCTACGCCCTTCTTGCGAGGGATACGGTTACGAAGTGGTGTTGGGCGAGGTGTCAATAGCTTTGCAGGTGCTTCTAGGTCGAAGGCTGCGAAAGATGTTGATAGTGGGCTTGTAAGTGTGATGTCCTTTTGCATATCTTGCAAAGCCAAACGCTGTGAAGCGATTGCATTGTTAAGACCTGCTAGTGCATCAGGAGCAAGTGACTTAGTTGCAGCAAGTGCTTCTAGTGCTGCTGTTGGGTCTTGCTCAGGTGTTAGTCCATTTGTGTTTGGAAGCGAGAAAGACTTGTTCAGGGAATCCTGAAACTCATCCATACGCTTAGCCGCTTTCTTAGGTGATACTTCATCACCAAAGAGGTCTGCTGCTTTAGGGGCAGTAAGAGCCAATGTAGTTCCTTTCGAGTGTGGGTTATTCCTCGTCAGAAGTTACAGACTTGGTAGGCACGGCTTTCGCCATGTATTCCTTTTCAAGTGCTTTGTAACCCTTGGCGAGAATTTGGTCTGAGGTTGCTAATGCCTTTTGACGGTATTCAGCAGCCTTGAGCAGTAGCTCGTTTGTATCAGTTACAGCAACGCGACCTGTGCGCTTTGGGCCACCGGATAACGCCGCTGATTTTGCCGTTACGAGTTCTGATTCAAGTGCTACCGCTTTTTCTTCCGCTGCCTTAGTTGCAGCTTGAAGTTCAGCGATCTCAGCCTTGACTGTTTCAGTCGCACTCTTTACAGCTTTCTCGATGATA